TGTCTTACCAGACGATATAACAGGATAAACAGATGTAAAGAATTTTTCTTGAAGATTATTTTCAACGAATGCAAATTCATCAAGATATACTATATTATATGTTTGACCACGAGCAGATGATCCTGTAGTAGAAGTCGCAATGATTCTAGATTCATTCTCTAGTTCAATGTCACCTTCGTTCCATCTGATAACCCCTTGCTGTAACCATTTTGGTAGATACTCGAACATCATTTTGATACGCCCAAGAATTTCCCTAGCCTGAGAATCTTTATTAGCTAGAATAGCAATTTTAAAATATTCGTTAAATAATATCTTATGAAGAAGATATGCCGCTACAGTTGTAGTATTATGAGTTGGAATTAATGTTTTACCCGCCAAAAATAAATGTGACTCGTTATCTACCTGAAGACATCTCACAGGTCTAGTTTCTACTTCTTCTATAGATTCAATGTATAATCTGGAATTTTTAGGATGATCTTTACAATTTTGAATACTTGATTTTCTAGGTAAATTAAATACACGCTCAATTGTTGTGAAATTTACAGTATAGTATGTAACATCATTTATTATTTTAGATAATTTAGTCGATTTTATTCCAAGAGAAGAAAGTAAAGTTCTAAATTCATCTATAAAATCTTCATTTCGTTGGTAAAATTCACAACCTCCATTTTGTTTTCTGACTGAACCATCAGTGTCCATCAAACCTCTTAATAATTCTAAGCGAACTTCTTTCGATCCGAAAAGATATTCTTTTGGAATATGTTTATTTTTGAGTAAATTTTGTTTAGATAAATCTGATCTAAGGTCTTCCACTCTAATTCTTAGAACATTGGAGTTGCGCTTGTCTGCCAATACCGATTTAACTTTAAATTTATTTTTATAATACTCGAAATCATCCTTATGACATGTTATCGTGCCGTCAGATGAAGTTCCGGCACCAAGCCATACTCCAAGAGTATATGGGTCTATGATATAATCATTTTTTCTATTAAATTCTACAGTTTTTGTAAAATTAATATAAGGACGATTTGATTTATGTAAATATGGAATTATTTCTTCAGTTGTTATAGTTTTTGTTCCAGTTCTCCAATTTACACAATCAACATCCCATAAATGCTCAGCATCTGCGATTATAGTATCTCCATTGGAGAATTTAACTTCATAACATTTTCTATTATTCATTTCGTCTGTTATAAATACAATTTTTGTTTCTTTACCGTCAGGTCCATAGATGCTATCTCCAACTTTTAGATTTCTAAGTTTTTGAAATCCAAAAGGTGTTAATATATCTGTTTCAATATCTAAAGCTTTTCCAACCTGCCGAGGCATCTTACATATTACAAATCGGTTATCCTCAAATTTGAGGATCATTTCCTCTTGGAATCCCCATAGATTAAAATTTATCAATCCGTGGTCTACATGAACAATTTTACAATATGTTTTAATAAAATAAAGAATATCATCTGAACAACGGGCATATTCGTCTTCTTGTTCGTCAGTCCATGGTAGTCTTACATTTGCAGCTTTTAAATTTTTATTACCTAAATAATTTTCACGAGCCATTAATCTTCTTTTCTTTTATTATTCTTAACATTTCTGTCGATGTTAATGTCAAGTTATTATTAATAGTTTGATTAGTAGGGCCATCTATATTCTTCATCAATTCTTTTTTCTTTTGATGAAGATCTAATACACCTTTAGTGGTTTCTCTGATAGTATCTACCAATTTAGCCACAACTTCATATGTCCTTGCGCTTTGCGATCGGTTAGCTAAGGTAGTCAAAGTACCCAAAGCTGATTGACTCTGCTCTAATGCCCCTAATAGGGCATCTCTGACCACATCAAAATCTCCGGCGGCTTGTTCAAAATCATTTTCAGGCGGAGAATGTTCTACCAATTCGACGTGATCTTGCTCTGGTAAAATCATCGGAGATAAGTTTAATAGTTGGGCGAGTTTATCTTTTTTTGGAGCTTCTTTTTCGCTCATATGACACCTTTTATCCAATAATTGATGGTTTATCTTTCATATATAGGCTTTTAAGTAAATAATGGTAAATCTGGTTCCATTGCATTACCAAAATCAGCTTCACCGGGAAGGTCTGGATATGGATTTGTCTGGGTTGGTAAATTTTCTGTAAATGTAGTGATAAAGCCGTAATTGGAATTAGCCGTAATTTGAGATGCTGGAATAGATTGAGACGCATTAGAAGTAGGCAATCCATTAGCAGTTAATCCCGGTTGAACCTCAAATGTTTGAGATATTGTAGCTGTTCCTATAGCATTGGAAATATCCACTCCATCTGGTGGAATGCGGAGATTAATCGTGGCATCCGTGATTACACCCTGACGAGTGACAGGTCCAAAAAACCATGCCTTCATAGTAAACACCAAATCCCAAAGTACAAATTCTTTATTTTCAAAATTTCCACTATATGTATCAGTTGGTTGAACATTTTTTAATACCACAGGTATACTATAATTTTTACCAATTGAAGATATAAGATTTAATTCTTGATTCCAATTGGGAGTAAAAAATGGTAATATTTGCTCAATTATTCTGGTAGCATCTTCCGTATTTCTACAAATTATTGATAATGTGAAGTCTATATTCCATGGAACTGGATTATAGACTGTAGACATAGTGCTGCCTGAATATGTGGAACTTAAAGTATCAATTGTACTAAGTTTTCTTTCTGTATCGTAATAAAATCCTGTTATTTCGAATGCCATTCTTGGCAATACCATAGAAACTTCACGAAGAAGGTCTGGATTTTGTATCTGACGAGTGAGATATCTTTCTTTCGGACCATAATCTAATGGAATTTTCATTGTTTGTTGTACCGAACCAGATGCATCAACTCTGTCAATAGAAATATCTGAAAATAATGATCCAAAGAATGTCACATATTTGCGAGTTAACCCGTTATAAAAGTTTTGACCTAACATTATCCACCTAGAGGGTTAGAGCTTTGAGATATGAATGATAACCCTTCCGAGGTAAATAATCCATTTTGTACGATGGGATCTGTAGTTTCAGGTTCATTATCACCAGCATCTACTATAATTTCATCCCCACCAGTTGTGATAGGATCACCAGTTTGATCTACAAATTCAAATCCATCATCTGAAAAATTAAATTTGGTTGAAATGTTATCAATTTCTGGTATGCCAGTATTTATTTTTTCGTTACTGTAGTTTACACGCTCACAGCGTATATCGTAATATGTTAACGTACCAGTGGTATAGAAGTTAGATTCATGTTCTACAAATTTAATTTCAAATACAGAATGTGTCATTGGGAGATATATAAAATCTCCTTCAAGAGGTCTAATTAGATTAGGTTGGAATGCTGTAAATTCTTCATCCCATCTACTTCTCATCATAGAGAATGTTATTTGGTCTGCCATACTAATACCAAATTTCTGCATTAGATCGCCTTCGCCCTGCCAGCCTTGGAAAGTCTTAATATAAACTTCAATAGAAGTGGCTTGATTAAATTGACTCAATGTATCTTCTAACCATAATTTATCAATATTTACATGAGAACGAGGCATATAATAGATATCAATACCTCTCTGCTTAATCATCTCAATTCCTAGATTATTAAGAAGTTGTTGTTCTCCATAAAATGAATAATTATCGAAATAGGTAGATACAGCCATTATATTACCCTGTCCAAATAGATTGCGGAACGTTAGTTCTAGTCATAACTTCTTCCAATTTTATTATTTCGTTGGTGGCATCATTATATATTTTATCTCCGTTAAATACTGCACCACCCGGCAATGGAATATTACTGAATTTAGATAAATTTTCACCCCATTGTTGCTTAATCATTTGGGTGGCATATTTTTGAAGCCATCTATCGCCCCAAATAGAGGTATTAACAGTAGGATCAGCAATCATGTAGCATTCGATAACCAGATACTGCCCCGGCCCAACAATCGACCAATCAATATCAATATAGAGAGTGCTAGTTCTTCTATTAAATCTAATAGGAACATCACCTACAAGAAGTTGTTCTAAAAGTTGTATATGTTGCATTGCCATATAATATG